CGAATGTAACGGGCCCGCTCCTTGCTGGTCACAACCGTCAGTCCCTCTGTCGGGACAGTGATCGGCCGGCCGTGAACCATGTCGCGGAAACCGTCCAGCAGCTGCAGAACCAGCTCGAGATCTTCCGGGCAGACGAAATCGTTGGCCTGAGAATTCACCCACGGGCCGCCAGATCCGTCGTCAAACGGCGTGCTCGATCCGTCAGCCGCATAGTAGGTGTCGTAGAACGTCCCGCTGCGGTTGTAGGTGTTCGTGTACCCGATGAACAGGTCCAGCAGCAGATCCTCAATGCGGTTGTTGTGAGCGTCCGCAATCTTCGGCACCTGCTGCTGAATGAACCCGGCAGGGTCTCGGCACAGCGCCTCGCGAGTGAACGACAGCCCCAGCCCTCGCATCTTGCCCTTCGGGTGGGTCATAAAGTCAGTCGCAACACCGAACTGCGGAGCCTTCTGCAGCTCGCACAGCTCTTCGACCTGCGGATCACTGAACACGCCGTGATCCTCGAATCCGTCCTCGCACTCGCCCTTGGTCTCACGGAACACACGATTCAGCAGCAGATACTGCTCTTTCGGCTGCTCGCGAAGGCTGGTGCGAATGATCCGCGGGATCATCTTGTTGAACGTGCCAGACGTGATCACCTGCTCCAGAGCATCCTGCTCCATGTTGGTGACTTTGCCACGCCAGTTCGGACCAAAGTCCGACTCAAGCATCGTCGGGATGTCCAGATCGGCTGCCTTCAGGTCGCCGCCCTCGAGCATCTCGTCCAGTTCTTCCAGAACTCGCTCGCCGTACTTCGAGTAATCGGCAATGATCTTTTGCGTCAGCTTCGGCTTCGGCATTGAACTTCTCCTCTTTGGGTGTTGTCACCCCAAAAATCCAGAAAAACACCCAAAGAAATCAGTAGAACTCGACGTACGCGCGAGTCTGAGACTCCGATCCGCTGGCATTCAGTGCCCGGAACACGGCCACACTCGCATCCGACGTCTTCACGATCTTGTTGTCCACCAGAGCATTGCTGCTCGGGTTCTTCGCGAACGTGAACAACTGGCCGGCATGCCACGTGGTCGGAGCCGCAGCACCCGCATCATCGACGATCAGGTACGATCGCTGCCAGCCGTTGCCCTTGTTGTACCGCCAGTACGGCAGGCAGTCTTCCTGCTGAATGCAGTCTTCCGTGCCGTACTCACCGGCACTCACGCCGCGGAACGCCGCCTTCGCGTTCGTGCGGGTGGTCGCCAGATTGGTCGTCCACGTGAATGCACTCAGCAGTTTCGCTTCGGTAATTCCGGCTGCACTGGTGTCCGCCACCAGAAAATCGCCAGGGCAGATATCCACAGCAGGATCCGGAACCGCCATCGCTTCGGTGTCAATGCTGACACCGTAGTAACCCTGCTGATACATGTTGTCCAAACACTGGGGCATCTTACACACTCCTCAGACTCGGAGATCTCGAACCAAACTACCGGAACCCCCGGTCGTCAACTCACTTGTCCAGTCCCAGGCTCTTCTTGAGACCGACATACTGCGGCACGGCACCACGCTTGCCAATTGCCGGCACCTTCACAGTGCCAGAGCCAGAGCCAGCACCTTCGCTCGCGTCCTGCTGGCCAGCGCCGGCCTTGTCGCCGTCGGCTCCAGCCGTGATGTCCTCGCCGTCGTCCTCAAACAGCGGACCGGCGTCCGCCAGCATCTTCTCAATCTTCTTCCGCAGATCCGGATTCGCTTCGCAGGCACACTCAATCGCGGTCTGCACGAACGTCTTGCCGGCCTCAGACTCGAACCGCTTCCCGGTCAGAATCTTGCCCAGACTCTCAGTCACCTGAGCCCGCACCTTGACAGCCTCAGCCTCAGCCTTCAGGCGAGCATTCTCTGCGACCAGAGCCTCCATGGCTTCGGTCTGCTTGCCCTGGGCCTCCTGCATCTTTTGCAACTGTTCCTGCAGCTCTTTCAGTTCCACCAGCGACTCTCCTTCTTGTACGTGACTCTGAGAGCCACTGTCATGCTCGAACACACCAACAGCCGTCGCCGGCCGCGTCACAACGTCCACACTCCGCAGCAACTCCAGAGACTCCACCACCATGCCGCCACCGCCCGACTTTTTGCCGGGCTTTACTGCCGCATTGATGCTGAATCCCAGTCCACGCGGGAACTTCTGCACGTCCTCAGCGAACTGGCTCGCCAGACGATGGCGAGTGTTGTACCGCAGATCTCCAAAATGCCCCTTGCCCGGTACGAACCGATAATTCTCGACTACCCCAAAAGCATCTTCATACTTCCGCGGCGCCGACGGATCAGCCGGATGGTCGATATACACTCGAGTCCCCGGAAACAGTCTCGCTGCAGACTCCTGCACCCCTGCGGTGTCATAGTCCCGCCCGACACTGCCGTCCGGATTCCTGTTCCGCGACTTCAGTCCCAGCAGTTTCACACCGCGGACCAGACCGGCCTCAGCGTCCACTGCCTCGACTGCATCGCAGGTTTCGTGTTCTGTGATCTGTACTGTCATTTCCCGTCCCCGGATGGGTTTGCCGGCGGGCTCGGAGGTTTTGGCTTCCGCCGCCCTTTATTGCATGGACACATTTCACACCTCCCGTCTCAGAGTTATAGCGGGATTCACTGGCCACTTCCAAAACTCAGTCAGATATTCCGGGCCGCCGGCTGCGACTGCCCCGGGTCTCCGTTCATCACGCCCCGCTCCCGGATCCCGCCGCTGTTCCTCGCCGGCTCCGGTCCAGGGGCCTGCGGCACCTGCGGATGCTCGCTCAGCGGCGGACCGGGCTCCGCAGCCGGCTCGGCACGAATCTGAGCCTGTTCTTCCTCATAATCCCAATTCTGGCTGGCATTCAGCGTCTTGCCGCTGATCCGGCCGGATTTCCACGCTTCGAACGTGATGTCCCAGTCTTCCTTGCGGTTCCTGGTCTGCACCGTCGGCAGCTTCGCGTGAATATTCACACCGCGAACATCGTCCTCAGTCAGGTCAAACTTTCCGCTCCGGGCCGCATACAGCAGGGCCTGCTCAATGATCCGCAGGTCTTCCTGCAGCATGTCGTCCTGCATCTTCTGGATGCTTTTGTGGAACGGGCCCTCGCTCACCAGCGTCGACGCAAAATTCCCCTGGCTCACATTCGCCGTCAACATGAACTCCGGCAACTTCATCCCGGCACTGCACGCCCGCAGCAGTTCCGTCAAAACCTCAATATGATTGCTGTTGCCGGCCCCGGTGTCCGGAAACTCGGAGTCGTTACCACAGCTAGCGACGGGAAATTCATCTTGTCCGGGCTTCCGCCGACGGTCCCGCCCTGACTGCTGCTGGCGTAAGACCTGACCGCGTCGGCCCCGTGTGCCGAATTCACCACTCGGATCGCACCGAAAGCCGCCTGGAAGCTGCTCACCCGCATCAGATTGCTCAGCAGCAGTTTGGACCACGCCAGTTCATCCCGCACCGGCCAGTACAGCGTCAGGCCCCGCGGATCGCTCGACAGCACATTCCGCCGACGGCACTGCACGATCGTCCGAAGCCCCGGGCTGAAATTTTCCCATGCCGCCAGATTGAAGGCCCCCGGCGCTCGGTTGTACTGCAAATCCCCCAGCCAGACCCCGCTCTGGTCGCCTGTCCCGTCCACAAAATACGCCACCTGACGGTACAGCAGGTCATTCGTCCGCCGCACGCCCAGATTGTCGTAGAACTCTTTGCCGTCCTCGGAAGACTGATACTCGCTGTTCGGATCCTCCTCCAGATCCTGCGGCTCCGCGAACCCCAGTCTGAGCATGCCGTCGTCCGAGTAATACAGCAGGTCGAACACCTCGCCATGCCTGTCCAGTCGCAGACTGACTTCGTTCTGTCTCGCCGCCCAGCCGACTTCCTTCGCCCAGTTGTTCAGCCACGTCTGCACACGCCGCACGCCGTCCGGGGCTGCCGGATCCTCGGCTGCCGGCTTCACCACATACTTGTGGCCACGGTCGACCGTGTAATACGCCCGATTCGTCGCGGCGTTGTCGCCCCAGGGTGTTCGCCACCGCTGATTTCCGACGTCGATCAGATCCCGGACAGTCTCGATGGTCGCGTTCTCGAACGGATCCTCACCGCCGTACACGTCCCGATCGTCCAGTTCGCCGGACGGGGAGCCACCACCGGAGCATGCCCGGCACGTGCTGCTCAGTTCCTCCATAATCGACTGAGCCGCCCGCGTGGCCGAGATGGAGAACTGCTCCATCGTCGACCGCAGATCAAACACTGGCGGCGGATCGAATTCATCACGCTCCGGGAATCGAGATCTGTTCCGACGTGTAGCCATGAGGCGTCTCTCTGTACAAAACGGGCCGGGGACTGTCCGGCTCAGGATACCAGTTTTCCCCGTACCCTGAAAGATTTGCACTCAAAACGTGGATTTCTCCGGCATAGACTCGCCAGTGCCAGTGAATCGGGATCGCCTGCTGTGCAGGCCAGCTTTTCGTTTCGCAGACGTTTACCGACCACGATGGCGGAGTGCAGGATGGGCAGGTTTTTGGCATGACTTCACTTCCTCTGTTCATCGAACCACCGCTGCAACTGCACCGGCAGTTGCTGACACATATCCAGACTGTCCGGGCCGTCGTCGTGCTGGCCTTTGCGGTTCTGGCCGTCGAACTGGCGCAACTGGCTCAACAGCAGAGCCGTCCCGGGGTTCCGCAGAAACCGGAACTGCCGCTGCCGGATCGGGATGTCCAGCCGCCGGATCCTGATCTCCTTCTTTGTCATGTCTTTGATCGGCACCAAAAACCCGCCAGATCGCAAAAACTGACTCAGCCGGTACTGCGGGTTCTCCGCCGCAAATTTGTAGACCTGTTCCTGCATCAGTTCCTGAAACGCCGTCGCCTCAATACCCACCAGATCGCCCGACGTCACCGGGTGCCGCGAATCATCACAAAACGCGAACAAATCCTCGACAATCTGCCCGGGCGGGCGGCGCTGCATGTCGCAGTCCACGTATTTCAGGCCGCCCTTTGATGGCGACATCTGCATCAGGCAGGTAATCGCCGAGTAGTCGCCCTCCTTCGTCGATCGACCCTTCGACGGGTCCACCGCGAACATCCGCACCGCGTCCCCCTGATGGGCAAGTGTCGGCCACTGATCGTCATCGACCACCACGTCATAAAAGCACTCGCGTGGCCATTCCGTGTCCGTCCGACTGCTCGCGAACCAGCAGCCCTCAAGGAACCGCTCGCGTTCCTGCTCCGACAACTGCATCAGTCGCTGCTTGTACTGCGGGTCGCTCCGCATCAGGAACTCATTGTCCTGCAGCCGCGACGGTATGAACGTGAAGCTGTTGCTGATCGTCTGGCCGGTCTCCGGATCCACCTGCGGACGGTCGAACCACTCGAACCGGTCGTCAATCACGCGAAAATGCCGAATTGTCCCCGATTTTGTCGGATCCGGGTACCCGGAACTGTCCAGATACCAATGCACCACCGGAAACAGCCACGAATCATGGTCCGGATTGCTGCTCATGCGGAGCGTCGGCCGGATCCCGCACGCCGATCGACACCGACCCCACAGAAACAGCACATTTTTCTGGCTGAACTGATTCGCTTCGTCGATGCACAACTGATCGAACTGGGCCCCAAGGTATCCCTCGATCTTTTTCTCGTTTTCCAGCGTCAGCAGGCTGATTTTCGCCCCCGACGGGAACAAATGCTCGCTCCGAGTGTGGTTGAACTGAGCCCCGCACTGCCCAAAAAGCTCCTTCGTCGTGTCCAGCAGGCCGCGGGGCTGGCTCAACTGCGGATACGTCCGCCTGAACATCGCCCCGCGATACCTCGGCTGTGCATACGGTCCCTGGACGTGCCTGAGCATGTCCAGCATCAGGCCGTAAGACTTCCCCCCGCCGGCTGCGCCTCCAAAGAGAACCCAGTCGGCAGGGTTGGTCAGCAACTGATACTGCTTATTGCTTACCTGGAGCATTGGCTGAGGCGTTAGTTGCGTGAAGTTCAAGACTCATCAAATCCACCAGCCGCTGATACAGCGACCAGCTGCACGGCGTCTTGCGTTTGCTGACGTGGCAGAGATACGTCGGTGAGACGTCCATCCGCTTCGCCATTTCCCGCAATGACATCCGCGTTTTCACTGCCTCAATCACGGCCTGAGCCATGAACGGCAGTTCGACGTCGATCCCTTTGATTGTGTCGGTGATGTTCTGAATTTCTCGCACCATCGAACGATGGGCGGCCAGCGCATCACGCGACATTTCCGGGTGCAATAGCAGGGAATTCAGCGACGGCGTTGATGGCTGTGGCTGATTTTTGGTTTTTTTTGGATTTTCTGGAGATTTTTTCGCCATGGCTGGATCAGGACTGCCTTTCTTCAGTTGTGTCGATGGTGGTGGTGTTAGATTCGGTGTCAGAGGCTCTCTCAATGAACGCCTCCAGTTCCGACGTCCCCTGAATCGTGTTGCAGTAAGA